TAACTTACCAAAGAGAACAACAAGTTGTTGCTTGGCATCAACATATATTTGGTGGTGCATTTAGTACAGGTATTGCAGTATGCGAATCCATAGCAACCATTCCTACAGATGATAAAGAATATCAATCATGGGTTATTGTTAAACGTACCATTAATGGTGTTACAAGACGTTATGTAGAATATATAAATCAATTTGATTTTGATCAAACAGATAATACAGAATTTAATTTCTTAGATTCACAACTTGCTTATGATGGATCTGCAACTACTACAATTTCTGGTTTAGATCATCTTGAGGGACAAGTTGTATCTGTTCTTGCAAATGGTTCAACACATCCAGATAGAACAGTAACTAATGGATCTATTACTTTAGCAAGATCATCAACTAAAGTTAAAGTGGGTTTATCTTACACATCCATATTACAAACTATGAGATTAGATGCTGGTTCACAGAATGGTACATCTCAAGCTAAGACAAAAAGAATATTTAATGTTTCTATTAGATTATATGAATCTATTGGTGTAGAGGTTGGTCCAAACTTATCTAATATGGAAGAAATACCATTTAGATCTTCTGCTAATCCTATGGATCAAGCTATCCCAGTATTTACAGGTGATAAGGAAGTAGAGTTTAGAGGCAACTATGAAACTGATGGTTTTATATTTGTACGTCAAACTCAACCTTTACCTTTAACAGTTTTATCGTTATACCCAGAATTGATTACAAATGATGGTTAATAAATTAATTATAATTCCTTATAAACAAGATCATGGCAAACTGATAATGCAATCACAAATGAATCACATGCTTACACAAAAAGACGCATCATTTATTATTAATGATAACAATAAAGAATGTATGGATTTAGAACAAGAGCATTTAGCATTTACAGGATTAATTAATGATAAGGTTATTGCAGCAGCTGGTATGAAAAGAATATGGGGTAATGTAGCTGAGGGTTGGTTTATTGCTAAGAATGATGTTTGGAATTATCCAATAACGATTGCAAAAGCTGTAAAGCAAAACATAGATTATCTTGCAACATCTAATAATATTAAAAGATTACAAACAGCAGTTCGTGCAGACTTTGGAATTGGAATTAGATTTGCTAAGTGGTTAGGATTTACTAATGAAGGATTAATGAAGCACTATGGCTTTGATGGTTCTGATCATTATAGAATGGCGAGGATTTACTAATGGGACTAGAAACAGCAGCTTTAGTAGCAGTCGGTGGTTTAGGCGTAGCACAATATCAACAACAAGGTGCTGCAGGTAAATATAATCAATCAGTTCAAAATCGTAATGCACAAATCGCAGAGCAAGAAGCTGCTCAAATGGAAAAACAATTAGAATTTGATATAGCTAGATTTGATCAAAGGTTTCAACAATTACAGGGACAAACTACAACTAGAATTGCAAAGACTGGTGCAGATTTATCTGGAACAGGTTTAAGAGTATTAAGAGCCAATGTTGAACAAAGTGAAATTGAAAAAAATATTATGGAATATAATTCTAAAATTGGTCAAGCAAAAAAGTTTGAGGAAGCAAATTTTTTTAGAATACAGGGACAAGTTGCTAGACAACAAGCAAGATCTGCACAGATAGGTACATTAATGCAAACAGGAACAAGTTTACTTTCTGTAAGCGGTGGATTTGGATCAAAAACTGGACCACAAGCTGGAGATAGAATTTACACAGATTATTAATAATATATGCCAAGAGATTATAAAAAAGAATATAACAATTATCATTCTAAATCAGATCAAAAGAAAGATAGAGCAGGTAGAAATGGTGCTAGAAGAATGTTAAAGAAAAAATATGGAAACAGTTTACTTGGTAAAGATGTGGATCACAAAGACAGAAACCCAAGAAACAACACTATGAGTAATTTAAGAGTACAATCTAAATCAGCAAACAGATCAAGGAATCAATAATGCCAAAGATACCTACATTTGAATCACAAGGAAGACCAACAGCAGAAGTTGGTGGAGTTAAATCTAATTTACAAATGCCACTAGAAACATCTTTAACAAAAGTTGGTTCGGCAATTGCAAATTATTATGTAAAAGAACAAGAAGAAGAAGCTAAATTAAAATCTATTGATTATCAAAATAAAGCATTACCAAAATTATATGAAGTATATGATAAATATAAAAACAATCCTTTTCCAACTGAAGCTGCAGATGGATTTAATAGAGAAGGATCACAAGTTATAAATAACTTTATTAGCGAAAATCTTTCTAATGAAAATAAATTTGTTCAAAGAGCTGTATCTGCAAAATTAGGTGCAAATCTTTCACAATTAAATTTAGCAACGATTCAATCTTCAAGAAAAGCAATGGAAATAAATGCAGAAAGAGTTGATAAGGATTGGGATTCTGGTTTAGTTTCAAAAATGGGTACAATACCAAATTTTATAGAATCTGGACAGGCATACAATGAATCTGCAGAATATGTAAACAATAAATATATGGGAGATCCATATACTAAAAAAATTAAATTAGATGAAAAGTTTAAAATAATAGATACTTTTGCAATGGTTCAAGACTCAAAAAATCCAATTTCTTTTTTACAAAAAGTAAAAGAAAATCCAGAATTATATAAAAATGCAGATTTAAATTTAAAAAGTCAATTAATATTACAAGCTCAAGATAGTTCTAAAAAAATTTCTGATGGTATAATTATATATGATCAATTTATTAAAGGTAATGATCCATTAATAGGAACTGATGCAGATACAAAAGATAATTTAGAAAATGTTGAAAGAATTGCAATACAAAAAGTATCTTCTCCAGAAAAATCAGAAGCTCAAGTATTTGTTGAAGTAGATAATGCTTTTAAAGGAGTTGGAAGACTAGCTCCATCATATCAATCAACATTAAAACAAGGAGTAGCAAGTGGTGCAATTAAAGGAAAACCAACAACACAGACATTAAAAGCACTAGATATTGCTGACGCTGCTGATCAAGAAGGAAGATTAGATGAATATACTACAAATGAAGAATTAAAATTTTACAGAAGTTATTTAGCTGCAAGAAAAATACTTGGTAAGGAAAAATCAGAAGCATATGAAATGGCAGTTAATGCTAAAGATAAAGCTATAAAATTATCTAATTTACCTCTTTATCAAAGACAAAGAGAACTTGCTTTAATAAATATTAGATCAGATTTTGAAAGTACAAAAGCATCAAATATATCAGATATATTATCTTACAGCGAATCTTTGTTTGATTTATATACAGCAAATGGAATTGATCCAACTAAAGCACAAGAACAAGTAAGACAAGATATAAAAAAAGATGTAATTAAAATAGATAATTATGGTTATTTAAAAAGAGATATTCACCCATTTAAAGCAATTGGTGGTTTAGAGGAAATAAAAGCAACAAAAGAATATATTATTAAAAAATATACACCAGATGAAGATCCTAAAGATTTTTATTTAAAACATACTGGATCTGGAACATTTAATATTTATCATAGAACTCAAATGCACACATATTATACAGATGATGGAGTTCCATTAATATTTAATTATAATCAAATGGTTAATTTAAAAAAAGAAATGTCTTCAACAAAAACAGAAAAAATAACTAAAAAAGTTATGGAATCTCAAATTAAAACAAAAGAACGATTAATAAGAGAAGAAGAATTTAAAAGTTTAATGCCATAATATGTCTTCTGAAAATTTAAATAATTTAATTGTTAGTACAGATTATCTATCAACTAAAGATGAAGAGATAATAAAAGCAAAATCAGAAGAAGAAAAAATTAGTTTAACAGAAGGTGCTTACATTGCATTACAAGATCAGCTTATTCCATCTTTATTTAGAATGGCTAGTAAAGAAAGTTTACAGCCAGATTTTAATTTTCAATTTACAGAAGAAACATTTAAAGATGTTACCGATGGAGTTGAAGAGGATTATTGGGATGAATTTGGTAACGCAAGTTCTTTAGAAAACGCATATCAAATTAAAAGAAGAATATTAGATGCTCAAGAAAATAATAAAAAACTAGCAACATTAGGATGGACTGGATTTGGTTTAAGTGCCGCATCTGCTTTACTTGATCCTGGTGCAATAGCAGCAGACACAGTTACATTTGGTTTAGCTAGACCATATATATATGCAAATAGAGCTTCTCGTATTTCAAAATATATTAGAGCAGGAGCAGTTGGTGCTGGTCAAGCTGCTTTAATTACAGCTCCAACAATCATTGAAGATCCAACTAGAGATGCAGAAGATCTTGCTGTAGCAATGGCTTTAGGTGGCACAATTACTGCTGGACTTACTAGATTCTTAGCACCCAAACATCCTATAATAGATAGGTTTGATGCAAAATCTGTATCATTTGGAAAATCAATTGAAAGAAGAGGATTAGAGAATGATGGTTACAAAATTACTCCAGATGGAGAAAGGTATTTTAAACAAACTAAATACTTAGATATTAATAGAAATACAGATGAAATAGACGAATCAAATAAATTACATACTAAATTTATTTTAGGTAATAAAAAACAATACTTACAAGATCAGGATATAGCTAAAACAAAAAGTGAAGAAATTATTAAAGGAGATGAATTATTAGAAAGTTTTTTTAATAGAATTAAAGAAACTCCTGATGTTGCTAATCCTCTTTTTTTACCAAGAATTGATAAGTCATCTATTGGAAGAAGATCTGATAATCCTTTAATAAGATCGTTATATGAAAAGTTAGCTGAAGAACCAGTTGGCAATAAAGATTATTCTACCGCTATACCAACAGCAGATATACATAAAAAAAACTATTATAAAACAAAAGAAACAGAGTTTTATAGAGGATATAGACCAGCATTAAATGAATTTTTAGATTCTAAAAAAGTTTTTTTTAAAAGAATAAATTATAAAAATCAAACTGAATTTTCTAATTTAGTTGGTCGTGCAATAAGAGGAGAGGTTATTGATAATCCAAGCGTACAAAAAGCAGCAGTATCTACTAAACAAGTTCTTAAAAAAGTTTTAGATGATTTAAAAAAAGATAATGTTATAGGTGCAGCTGATATTATAGATAATCCAAATTACTTTCCAAGAAAATGGATGTTATCAAAATTACAAGAATATACAGAATTAATTGGAGAACCTAATCTTATTAAATTCTTAAAAAATTCTTTAGTAAAAGGTTCTAAAAATCTTTCAGATGAAGATGGATTAAAACTTGCTGAACATATTTTAAGAATGATTAAGAAATCAAAATATGGTGATGGTATTTCTATTGATCGTATTTTAAAAACTTCTGATGAATTAGAATTAAGAGAATTAGTAAAAGAAACAACATCATTATCAGATTCTGAAATTAATGATTTAATTAAAACTTTAATTAAAGTTAATAAATCTAATGTTCCAACAAGATTAAGAAGAAGAGCTTCTTTTGATGAGTTGCATCAAGAAAATATTAATGGAATAACATTAAGAATTTCTGATTTATTAGATAATAATGTTGAAGGAATAATTGGTTCTTATTTACATCAAATGTCTGGTCATATTGCTCTTGCAAGAGTTGGAATTAAATCTATTTCTGATTATTCAAAAATTTTAAATGCAGCAAAAAAAGGTTATGATTTACCAGAAGTTAGTAATGCTTATAAATCAGTATTAGGAAGTGCAAGAATAAATAGAGAATTAAATATTATAGATACAATTTATAAAAATATAATAGGAATACCAACTGAAACAGATATTAATTCTGGTACAGCTTTAATTGCTAGAAATTTAAGAAAATATAATTATGCAAACGTATTTAATCAATTAGGTTTTTCTCAAATTCCAGATCATGGAAACATTTTAGGAGAAGGTGGTATTGTTATGTATGCAAGATATATTCCACAATGGAAAAAATTAGTTCAAAGAGCAAAAGATGGAAAACTTTCAGATGAATTTTTAGATGAAATGGAAACATTTGTTTCTGGCACAGGATCAAATAGATTAACAAGTTCTATTTTAAACAGAACAGATGATTTTGCTGGTATTAACAAAAGAGTTGGTGGTGCAGAAAAAGCATTAGATTTGTTTTCTGAGATAACTTCTGATGGATCAGGATTTTATGCTGTAGATACTTTATCTAAAAGATTGGCAACAACCATTGCATTTAATAAATTAGCTAAACACGCAACTGGAGAACTTCCTTTAACAACAAAAGATATAAGAAGATATAATAATACTGGTTTTACTAATGAAGATTTAACTAAAATTTTTGACAGTATAAAAAAATATTCTACATTTATTGAAGGTGGATTAACAGGAAGAAGAATAAGAAGATTAAATATTGATGATTGGCAAGATCAAGATCTTGCAAATAAACTTTCATTAAATATGGGAAGACGTTTGTCTAGAATTATTCAAGAAAATAATTATGGAGAAGTAATTGGTTATTTGAAGTTAGCTGATTCTACTCTTGGAAAAACATTAATGCAATTTAGAACATTTGTATCTGTTGCTTATTCAAAACAATTACTACATGGATTACATATGCGTGATTTAAATTTCTTTACAGCATTTTTTGGAACAATGTTTTTTTCAAGTTTAGCTTATATTGCTCAAACATATGCTCAATCCTTAGGAAAAGGTTCTTCAGAAAAACAATCATTTTTAGAAAAAAGATTAGATCCAACATCAATTGCAAAAGCAACTTTCCAAAGATCTACATATTCAACTATTATTCCACCAGCTGTAGATGCACTAAGATATGTAAATGGATATGATCCTATATTTAATTATAGAACATCTGGATTAGATATAAATTTGTGGACTGGAAATCCTACTGTTTCTTTATTTAATAATGCTGCTTCTGCATATAAAGGTGTTGCTTCAAGCATTTCTCAAGATGATTATAATTTAAGTAAAACAGATCTTTATAATGTTTTAAGAATATTACCTTTTCAAAATATGTTAGGAATAAGAAACGTATTAGAACATATGATTGATGAATCTGATTTACCAAAATATTCAGAATAATATGATAGACATTAACAACATAATTTAATATAGACAAACCATGACAATATCTTCAACTACAGTTAGAAACAGTTATAGTGGTGATAACTCTACAACTACTTTCTCATACACATTCAAGATATTCCAAGACTCAGATATTCAAGTCATCATTCGTTCTACTGATGGAACTGAAACAACTAAAACAATTACAACTCACTATACTGTAACAGGTGCTGGTAACTCTGGTGGTGGATCAGTTATATTTACATCAGGTAATATTCCAACATCAACTCAGACAGTTGTATTAAGACGTAACATTCCACAAACACAAGCAATAGATTATATCGCTAACGATCCATTCCCTGCTGAATCTCATGAAGAAGGTTTAGACAGAGCAACAATGGCAATTCAACAGTTACAAGAAGAAGTAACAAGATCTTTAAAATTATCTAAAACAAATACAATGACATCTACAGAGTTTACTGTTGGTGCATCTGCTCGTGCTAATAAAATTCTAGCATTTGATACTAATGGTGAATTATCAGTTACACAAGAGCTTGGAACTAATAGAGGCTCATGGAGTTCTGGTGTTACTTTTAATGCTAGGGATATTGTAAAAGATTCATCTAACAATAATGTATATCTTTGTAACACAACTCACACATCTACAGGTTCTACTCCTATCAGTTCTAATACTGATGTAGCTAAATGGGATTTAATTGTTGATGCACAATCTGCAACGAACAGTGCGAATGCAGCTGCGAACTCTGCATCTAACAGTTCTAATTTTGCTAACAACTCATCTAACTCAGCTAATACATCTGCTAATCATTCTGCAAATAGTTCTAATTTTGCAAACAATGCTTCTAACTCTGCATCTAATGCAGCTAATTCTGAAGCTAGTGTAAGTGCTAACGCTAATGCTTCTGCAAATTCTGCAGCAAATAGTTCTAACTTTGCAAACAATTCTAGTAACAGTGCAAACTCAGCATCAAATCATTCTAGTAACTCAAGTAATTTTGCAAACAATTCTAGCAATAGTGCTAACACATCAGCTAACCACGCATCAAATTCTAGCAACTTTGCTAACAATAGCTCTAATAGTGCAAATGCTTCTAGTAATCATTCTGCCAATTCATCTAACTTCGCAAACAACAGTTCAAACCATGCGGCAAACAGTTCAAACTTTGCCAATGCTTCTAGCAATCATGCAAGTAATTCATCTAATCATTCTGCTAACTCTAGTAACTTCGCTAATACATCTAGTAACCATGCAGCTAACTCTAGTAACTTTTCTAACAATTCTAGTAACTTTGCTAACACTGCTAGTAATTCTGCAAATGCGGCTAATGCTGCAAGAGATGCAGCTCTAGCAGCAGCTGATAACTTTGATGATGTTTATTTAGGATCTAAAACTGCAGATCCAACATTAGATAATGATGGTGATGCTTTAACAGCAGGAGATTTATATTACAATTCAGTAGGTACTGTTTTAAAATACTACACAGGTTCTGCTTGGGTATCTATTACTTCAGGTGGTATTACAGATTTAGTACAAGACACAACTCCACAACTTGGTGGTTCATTAGATGTTAATGGAAATTCAATTACATCAACTTCAAATGGTAATATTACTTTACAACCTAATGGAACTGGAGATGTAGTATTATCTGCTGATACAGTTAAAATAGGTGATGCTAATACTGATGCTATTCTTACAACAGATGGTACTGGTGATATAACTATTAGCACAAACTCTGGATCTAATTCTGGAACTGTTAAAATATTTGATGGTACTAATGGTAATATAGAAATAACTCCTAATGGATCAGGTGTTGTTAAATTAGATGGTTTATCTTATCCAACTGCTGATGGTACTGCTAACCAACTTCTTAAAACAGATGGTTCAGGAAATTTATCTTTTGTAACTCCTAGTGCAGGTTTTTCTGGTGGTACAATAACTTCTTCTGCTGTTGATATAACATTAACAAGTGCTTCTACTCAAGCTCAAAGTGTTGAAATGACTGCCGCAGATAAATCAGTTATTCTTCCTGATGCCACAACTTTAACAACAAAAGGTTTTCCAATTTTTGTTATAGTAAATACTGGATTATTTCCATTTAGTATTAAAAATAATAGTGGTTATATTTTAACGACAGTTGAACCAACAAGTTCTATTGAATTAACTTTACTTTCAAATTCAACAAGTGATGGAATTTTTGCTAGCGATGTAACTAACTCTACTATAACTGGCACTGTTACTCAGTCAGCACCATTTAATCTTGTTTCTTTACCATTTGCAACAGTTGAAGCAACCACAGGTATATCAACTGGTTATTTTGGCAATCAATGGCAAATTGGATTTTCAATAGATAAAATTGATACTTCTAGTTTTTTTGTAATTTATCATAAAGGCACATCTAATAGAGATGTTTATGGTAGAGTTATTTCTTATTCTGGCACAACAATAACAGTAAATTCAGAAACATTATTATATAATGGTTCAAGTACAGCATCATTAGGTGCTTCTGTATGTCTTACAAGTTCAACAACAGGTATTTTATTAGTTTCCAGAACATCAAATTGTGTTGCTGTTCCATTTAGTTTATCAGGTTCAACTATTACTGTTGGAACAACAAGTTCAACTTTTGGTATTTCTACAACTACTGTTTTGCAGTTTGCTAAACCTATAAAGGTTACTTCTACATTAATTGCTTTTAGTGAAAGATCAGCTGCCACTACTTTTAAATTAAGAACTATTCAATATAATAGTGGTTCTGCACCGACTATTGGTACAATTTCATCAACTTCAATAACAACGGAAAATGATGAAACAGGTCCAAAAATTAATAGAATTAGTGATACAGAACTTTTTATGGCTTACCCAGCTTCTTCGTCAATATATACTATAGCTAGAATTATAACAATAAGCGGAACAAGTGCACCAGTATATAACACAGCAAATACAACTTCTACACTTATTACCAGTTATCTTGGTTATGGAAATTTTATTAATCAAATTGATTCTACAAATTTTATTGTTTATGGTGTTTATGGTAGTGTTAAATATACAGTTTCAGGAACTACAGTAACTCACGTTTCAGATAGACTTTTTGCTTTTTATAATAATTTTTCCACTATTTATTATATGATGATTAATGCAAATTTTAATAATGGAGATTATGCTATTTCTCATTTGTATACTATAAATAGTTTATATCTTTTTAAAAAAGATGGAAATCACATGGCAATGAAATGTAGCCAATCATTAAGTAAATCAGTTCTTTTAGATGGTTTAAATAAAGGAGCACAAGTTATAGAATTAGATACAAACACTCTTGCTGTAATTACAAATAATAATGGTTCATCTACATTATTTACAACAATAGTAAAATACATAGGCGGATAAAAATATGAAAAAAATATTAAAAGATCAAAACGGTGGAATATTCGGTGTGTTCAATAATGTTGAGCAAGTAGCAAATGGTTATATTTGTGATGGTGCTTCTTACCAAACAGTAGTTACTGGAGAAGTTACAGTTGAGGAAGTTGCTGATGATTATACAATACCACAACCTGAAGGAATTGAAATTATAACTCCTGCTAAACCTGCACTTACTTTAGAACAGTTACAAAAACAATTAGAAGAACTACAAAAAAAGTTAATATAGAGTAATATATAAATAACGTAAAAAGGGTTATGAATATTCTAATAGCAATTCCGTGTTATGGTGGAAATATTTCCAATCTAACATTCCATTCATTATTTAATTGCATCAAACCTTTAAATGATATGGGACACAATCTTAGGATTGAAACACTTCCAACAGAATCTTTAATCAATCGTGCTAGAAATAAGTTTGTAACTAAGTTCTTAGATAATAAAGAATTTAATGGAACGCATTTATTATTTATTGATGCTGACATAGGTTTCTCATTACAGAATTTGTTAAGAGTTATAGAGTTTAATAAAGAAGTTGTTACATGCACCTATCCTGTAAAAGGTTTTTACTGGCAGCAATTACTAGATCGTATCAAAGAAAATAATAATATAGATGAACAGACAATGCGTGATTATCTTTTGCAATTCAATGTTAATCTATATCCTAACACAGAATTTAAACAGGGATTCGCAAGAGTAAAAGAAAGTGCCACAGGTTTCATGATGATTAAACGTGAGGTGTTTACTACAATCATGGATAAGAATCCTCAGCTTAAATACAAACCAGATCTAAGAACAGGGATTGAAAATTCTCAGAACGCATACGATTTTTTTCCAGTTGGGATTTATAAAGAGAAAGATGGAGTAAACAGATTTCTATCTGAAGACTATTACTTCTGTAGATTATGGGAAGAATGCGGTGGCGAAATCTGGACTGATTTATCTACACCAATTACACACTTGGGATCTTGCGAATATAGTGGTAAGATGTGGGATCAAATAAACAGGAAATAATATGATAACACTTATTATTGGTTTACTAGCTGGAGGTTTCATTGGTTATGCTTATAAAGATGAAATCAGTAAAGCTATTGAATCTATCAAAGCCATATTGAAAATATAATAATTTAACCTATATAACCTTCATTAACCAATGGAGAATATAATGTTAAACTATAATGATATAAAGAGTTACTGGAGCAAATTCTATGCAGATGCTTTTGAAGATGCAAAATCATTCTGGAAGAACTACGCAGATACAGTAGAAAAATTATATAAAAAATAAATAAATAATAGTTATAAAACAATAAGTTATAAAAAATAATTTTATTTACTTATTATTCAATTAACTTTATCTCGCACATGCCAAACCAACTATAGGAGTTTGCATGGCAAAAAAGAAAAAATCTGCTGAAGATATTATCTATGAGATTAAAGATCTCTTAGATGATCTTGAGCTAAAGATAAATCCAGAAGATTCTTATGATGATGAATCAGAAGATGAGGATCTTGATATAGACGAAGAAGAAGACGAAGAAGAATAGTCTATATAATAGGGGTGGTGAATAGCCACCCTTATTTTCAACACAATCTATAATTGACTTTTTATCCACAAACACTATACCTTGTGTATGAAGAGAAAGAAGACAGCTACATCTGGTACGTCTATTCGTTTATCTGCACATGAAAAGATTTGTGCAGAAAGAATGAGTACACTTATTAAAACAATAGATGAGTTACGCAGTGATGTTAAACAATTACACTCAGATATGAATAAAGGAAAAGGCGTTATAGCTTTTCTTGTAATCATAGGTGCATTGATAGGTTCTGTTCTTGCTATTCTAAAGTTCGTTAAATAAACAACACAGGGTTTTACATTGTTAAAGGCAGACAAAGGATTAGTATCTGAAGCATTAGCTCAAGCACACTTTGCTAAAGATCCAAACTTAATTGTATTCACAGCACTAGGTGGAGTTGGTCCAATAGATATTATTACATTTAACACTAAGACAAAAGAGTATCACAACTATGACGTTAAGACTGTATCATACAGAAAGTCAGCTACTAAATACGCACACAAAAAGAATGATCGTATCAATAGATCACCATCTAAAATACAAAAAGGTTTAAATGTTAGGATTGTTTATGTATATGAAGATGGTAAGATATTAATCAAATGAATTACGAAGACGTTAAAAGCAGAATTAAAAAGCACGAAGGTTTCGTAGCTAAGGTTTACCTTGACTCATTAGGTAAAGCTACCATTGGCTATGGTCATCTACTTACAGAAGAAGATGACTTTGTTGAAGGTGTTATATACGACAAAGATATACTTGAAGCATTGTTTGATAAAGACTTTGATAAAGCTAAACAAGGTATGGAAGAATTAGTTGGCACATTAGATATAGCTATGGCTGCTAAAGGTATTATTATTGAGATGGTATTTCAATTAGGAAAGACTGGTGTTTCTAAATTCAAGAATATGTTTGCAGCTTTAAATGAATATGATTATACACGAGCTGCTGAAGAAATGTTAAACTCAGCTTGGTATAGACAAACACCAAGTAGATGCGAAGAGTTGTCAAACTTAATGAGGAAGTGTCAGGCATAAATGTTACAAATGTTAGGAGCAGTTGCACCTCTTGCTAAGATCTTATTTTCTACAATAGAAAAGTCAGTACCTGATAAAGACTTACAGGCTAAATTAAAATCAGATTTACAAACACAATTACTACAATCTAATACACAAGAACTACAAGCAGCAGCTAAGATCATTGAAGCTGAAGCTAAAGCTGGTTGGTTTGCATCTAGCTGGCGACCACTACTTATGTATGTTCTTATCTTTATTCTTGTATGGAATTATATATTTGGTCCAATAGTTAAATTCTTTTTTGGTGCAGCTATTACTATTGATCTTCCTGGCGATGTCTGGACATTATTACAAATAGGATTAGGTGGCTATGTCGTTGGCAGATCAGCAGAGTCTGTTGCTAGAACTATGGCTAATAAACCAAAAGAATAAACATGAGTGATCTAAAGTTAAGTGATCAAACACAAGTATCTTTACCAATTAAAAATATAGTAGCCATTGTATCTGCTATCGTTGTAGCTGTCTGGACTTACTTTGGAATAGTTGAAAGACTTAATAGATTAGAAACTAATGAGAAGTTAATGTCGCAAGATCTTTTAAAGAAAGCTGAGCAAACTCCTAAGAACCAAGAGATGTATATGTTGATTGAGTATCAAGCTAAATCAATAGACAAGCATTCTAAACAATTAGAAGAAAACGTACACACTAAAGTTATCATTAGCCAATTAGAAAAGAAGATAGATAAGTTAGAAAAAGAATTAGATTCATTAAGAGGTAAGTAATGGGTGAGATTGTATTTGCTTTACTTATGTTTCTTAATGGTAAGTTAGAAAACTATTCACCTAAAATTAATCTTGCTGATTGCTTAGAACAGAAACGTAAAGTAGAACGTGATGGTGGCACAGATACTGTAAGAATGGAATGCAAAGAAGTTGAAGCAATTGTTGAAACTGATAAGCATGGTGTTAAAAGAATAAGAGAAATTAAAGGAATTAAATAATGTCAGATCAAATCACTACAATGTTTGGACAAGCATATTCTAAAAAGAAACCAACATTACTTGCACAGCAAGGATCTAATGTTAAAGTAAAAATTAAAAATGGCAAAAAGAAACTTAGAAAATAAACACATTCGTAAACCACCTAAGAAAAGAAAAGGTAGGCACACAAAGAAAATAAACAAGCATAAGACATATAAAGAATATGCTGGTCAGGGGAGAGTATAGTTTATGTTAAATGTCAAATGTATTTTTTGGTTAAGAAAAGGATTTTGTGCTTTACTAAAACAGTGTAAATGCTTTAAGATAAATGAGGATGACTACAACCCTTTTAG